CTCTGAACATGCCTCAAGAGATAGCGGTTCTTTAAGACCACGATGTAACACATACTCTGCAAGCATAGTGTCAAACACTGGACCATCGTATGTAAAGCCTGACTCCCAAAGCCACAGTAAATCGTGGGCAGCGTTGTGGCAGATGATGACCGTAGCTTGGTCAAGATACCATTGCACACGCTCGTAGTAGTCCGGCTGGTTAGGAACGTCAGCGTGGTCAAAAGGAAAGTGTTGCTCCATACCTTGGTCAGTCAACACGCCAACCATAGTCAGTGAGTTCTCTGGCTCAAACGGGTCAAGATGCATCTTACCATCACGTTTTGTTACTGTATTTTCTACATCAAGTGTTAGCTTCATCTTTTTCTCCGATAATATATTTATCTATGAAGTGGTCTAAGTCTTGCTTGTGTTTGTACCACTTATTTCTACGCACAGTTCTCCATTCGTTGTGTAGTAATGAAACTACAAATGTATTGTTTATTTCGACTAGACCAAAATTCTTTTGTCCAAAGAACTCCACCTTCAAACCACGCTCTAAAAACTTACGTAATTTTTTTAGTCTTTTTATCTGCCTAGCGTACCTATCGCTATATACATCTTTATGCCAAGAGTTATCTTGTAAGTTCTTAGACTGTTCTTTGTAATATTTAATATCATCGTCTAACTCATGTAGAGTTTCTTTTGTGTACATTTTAATCATCCTGAGTACCTCGCTGTCTTGTAGTCTAGTTCAATGTCAAATCTACCATGCCAACCATTCAACTTGTTCTTGGCAACATTTAAATGTCTAAGTGGGCTATCTTCTTGTTCTCCCTCTACCTTCACGGGAGTTTTACCAATGAGCATCATCAAGTCAGCTTCAGCAGCTTTACCTGTGCGTGAGCCTTCCATCATAGACTGATTTAGTTCTGCTCTACCTTCAGCATCGGCACTTAGCTGAGACATATAGAATACTGCACAGTCATATGTCTTAGCAATTTGCCTAGCATATATAGCACAAGCCTTTAGTGCCTCATCCTGTCTAGCAAAGCTACCACCAGTTTGGAACTTGTCACCCATATCAAGCACAAGTATGTCTGGCTGATATGACTTACATACAGACTCTACCCACGCCATGTCACGACCACCAGCCTCTTTAATCTTGATGTTGTTCATAACAGGCTCGTAAAGTGCCTTGGCCTTGCCCATGTTGTCACGTACCTCACGAGCAGACATACCAGATGCTGCAGTCAGATAACGTGCGCCGACACGGTGGGTAGGTTCTTCGTTACACAATATGATGCACTTGGCACCTTGATGTGCAAAGCCACCCGGTGCAGCAATCAAGCTGGCGTGGAATGATGTTTTACCTGTGTTGGGTCTGGCACCCACTTCGATAAGCTGACCACCACTGACACCCTCGACACGAGTAGTTAGGCTAGGAATATTAAATGTCCAACGTGCTTCCAACTCAGCCTTTGCTATCAATGTTTCAATTGTGATGTCATCCCACTCAATATTCAGGTTTGGTATAAAGTCATCTGAATAAGTCTCAAGTAGATTACGTAGCTTTTCAAGCGTAGCCGCATCACCATTGACCATATCAAAACCAATGTTGGCAACATCTTCTCCAACAACTTGCTGGAACAGTTTAGACAATACTTCTTGTGCAATGTCACCACCCATAGGCTGTTCACGTTTGATAGATGCAAACATAGAACTGTATGCTGCCTTTTGTGCCGTAGTCATTGTGGGGTTGTTCGACATAAACAATGCCTCGACCTCATCAGGTGTGACAGTGCGTTCATATCTGTCCATAGCCGTGTCGATAGCCTCTTTGATTTTACGTGCGTCCTTACTAAATAAACGTGGGGGACACTTAGACCCACGATGGTCATCATAAAATGACTTATCCATTAAACTTCTAATCAGTGATAATTCCATGTAAGTTCTCCATATCTGTCGGGTTACGATATTTCAAATCGTCTGTTAATTTAAGAACACGAACATCTTTGACGTGTCCACGTAGTTCCTTTGCCATCTGCAAAGTCTTCGGTAGTGCATCGGGGTCTAATGCAATTACGGCTGTTGAGAACTGTGCGAGATACCCTTTATGCGATTCCTGTAGAGATGTACCAAGTATCGCAACCCCGACAAAGGACTTGCCACCAACCACGGCTGCACTCACACAGTCCTCAACAACAACTGCGACTTTACCATAACCATGCGTGTATGGCAAGCCGCTTTTTCCGTATCTTTTCCATTTAGGTAAACGCTTGCCAATGGCACGTCCTGTAGCGTCCACTGTTTTGCCATCATGTATAACAGGGAACACAACCCTGTCATCCTTCACATCATACAACACACCCAATTCATCTGGGTCTAGCTTGTACCTGTAGCAGAACGCCAGCACGGTACGCTTGTCTCTATGCGGTACGATGTACTGAGGCATGTCAAATGTTTCATCGGCAAAGTCAGCCACGTTACCCATACTGCCACGTATGTCATCTACAGATAGATGTACACGATTTCCACCACTGACATTACAAGATGCTTTGTAACAGTTCCACACGAGACTGCCTAGATTATTTGTGATAGTAAAAGTTTTGTAACCACCACAGGCAGGACAATCCATACGCTTTGTTTCTCCATTAGCTACATCTATATCACTTATAATGTTATATATATTATTCATATAATACTCACTTTCGTTGCGGCAGTTAAATGCTTTTAACATGAGAATTACGTGCTGTCAATGCATTATTTGCACTTGTAAACGTATTTTTCATATAAGGTTTAACTGACTGTGGATTAGCATGTCCTGTAACCGACATAATTTGTGCCATATCCACCCCTGCATCTACCATTTCTGTTGTACCAGTACGCCGCAGGTCAGATAAACGTAACTCATCTGGTAGTCCAGCTTGTCGCATGATAGGACGTGCCAGTTTAGGTAGCTTGTATAGGCCGTAGGGACGATATACACCACGTCTAGGACGTGTAGCAGGTGCTACATACTCTTGAAAGCCAAAGTCCGTCTGCTGGGCTTCTAGCATCTCTAACAACTCTTGCGATATTGGCAAAAATACCTCTGCCCTACGCTTTGATTGCTTGATGTGTACTCTCTTTGCCTCAAAATCAATTGCACTCCATTCTAATGTACGCATATCGCCTAATCTTTGACACCACTCGTATGCCATGTGAGCAATCAAACCTATGTTGCGCGAATGAAACTCACTATAGGCAGTGTCAAGAAACTTATGCACCTGTTCTCGTGTCCAAACAGTCTTGCGAGGCTGTGTGGTGCGTCTTTTTACGCTAGAAAATGGGTTTGTAGTGCATAATTCCATATGCAACCCATGATTGATAGCGATTCGTGAGGCTGACAAGACGTGGTTTGCCAATGCCACGCCTCTGTCACACCAATTGTTATACGCTTCCTTTGCCATACGTGATGTCACTTTGTCAGAGTCCGTTGACCCAAGGTCTTTGTCTTCAACAACAGTATCCAACATAATGCTAATGTGATACTTATATTGTGACTTAGTTTCATCACGTAATTGATTGAAATCATAGGAAGAATAGTAATCCTGTATAAGTTTAGAAAGTTTCATTAGTATTTCCTTTCATAGAACTCAAAGCCAAACTCCTTACAGTATTCCTCTATAGTATCTAACTTTGGTTTGAAACCGTCCTCACAACGAATGTTCTTTTTTAGGTAAGCAAGCGCGGCTTCTTTTGTTTCATACTCATTGTAACCTTCTTCAGAATAAAAATAGTCTCCGGCACCATCATAATCAAAGCCCTCTACATCGTGCCAGTATTTGATTATGTATCTAGATTCATAAGTGTACCCATCTGACGTAACGCCTCTTGGTGTCTTTAACCATCGTTTGTACTTTTCTATGCGCCAGCTTAATTTAGTCAGCCAATACGGACACCCTTTAAGTGCCTCATCCCCAGCTAACTCAAAGAGGATAGGAAGCCACCGTGTTGGCGGCTCCCATTTATTTGTTTCTGGGTCAATAAACACATCTTTCCATGTGTAATCTTCAATACCACCATTTTCCGTATAGATAGCCATTATGCTACAACCCTTTCCAATTCTTTAAACTGTGGTGAACTAACCCACTTGGAAACTTCCTGTTCTCTTGCCCACATAGACTGTGCCTCTGTGTCGTTGCCTGTGTTTCGTAGATTGAAACCATTACGCTCATCTGCATAGCTTGCATAGTTAGTAAAGGCAGAGTACAAAGCCCACATATTATTGCCTCGTGTAACCTTCTCTTCGCTAAACAAGCTGTACATCTTCTCAGCTTTACGCTCTGATTTGATAATAGTTTCAAGCAAAGCCTTGACATCAATGGTATACAACGGTGTCTCTGCCCAGCCTTGGAACTTATCTGCAGTGGCATAGAAGTCAGACACAGAGTTTTCCAACTCTTGTATGAAAATGTTTAGATTAAAGTTGGCGGTATTTTTACGTCTGAGTTTATCGTAGTCACCAGTAATCATACCGTTGGTGCAGAAGAAATCTATGGCACCAAAGAACACCATGTTGCTGCATGAGCCATCAATGCCATGTAAGGCAATAAGCCGGGGTGCAATAGTTGTGGTGTGTTTGTCTGTCACAATCTTGCGTAGGACATTAGGCATAGTCATGTCCATCATAGCCCAAGCATTGTTACGGGCAGTGCTGTACTTGATGTTCATGCTGTCACAATACTCGTGACCAAGATGCTCAGAGATTGTGTTATGTGTTTGAGTAAAGAAGTCACCGTGGCTGGCACAGGTAAAGCTGTTGCCCACGATACCAAGGTATTCACCTGTGTTACCGTTGATGACATACTTCGACTTGTCATACTTGGTTGGCTCAAACTCCACAGGGAAGTTGATGTGGTCAGGAACCAGTTGGTCTGCTGTAAAATCTAATGGCATATCTATTCTCCTTTTACTTGTTTTGTACGAAAAAACCCTGCCCTAATCGGGTCACTGTTCATGTATTTACGTGCATAATACGCTCTATGATTATTAGAGAGTTTGAAAGGCGTATCACTAATTGTCTCAATGTCCGTGTGCCAGCGTATTCTTTCAAAGATAGCATTAACACTATACACGTTGCGTCCTGCATTTCTTGCTTCATCAGAAAATTTGACAAATAAATCCCACACATGAGGATTGTTTACATCAAATTCATTGAACTTTTCTTCTAACTTATTCATTATATTCTCCTTTTTCTATAGTGTAGCACCTGCTACAGTGCCAAGTGATATTGTGTTGTATCAGATAGTTTGCACAATGTCAATCCTTTAAGTTGAATTGGAACTGCAAAGTTTCCCACGCATCATTTAACTCTTGTAAATCAAACGCAGAAACAGAACGTATACCACCTAAATCTGGATAAAGTGCGGTATCAACAATACTATCCAGCTTACTGTTTATATTATATAATGCAGCTTGTTGTAATGTTGACAGCATGTTTACTGTCATCTGTCTTTGTTTCTTTTCTTTTTCGCGCTCTTTTCTCCAATACTCAATGCGTTCATCTTGTGTCATGTTTTCTAGTTTTTTTGTCATATCATATCTCCCTTCAAAATATTGACGCAATTACATTTGCGACTAACAGTATTACTATAGCTTCAACTAACATTTGCATTCTCCCTCATCCACAGTGGCATTTCTCTTC